AAGTTGCCAATAATGAAGAGATTACAATAACCTCCTTAGAGTCGAAAATTGGAGCAAGTAAAGGCGTATTTTCGAGAGCCTTGGCTAAAAACACTGACATTCAAAGCAAATGGCTTATTTTGATTGCTAATAAGTATCCACAATATTCTTGTAAATGGCTTCTAACTGGCGATGGCGAAATGTTAGCAGGAAATCCCATTTCTCAATCCGATATTAAAACAATTGAACTATTAATTAGCTTACTTGTAGATGCGCACGGATATTCAGAAGATTTTGTACCAATTAAAAAAGCACGGGAATTAATTTCCCGTTTGTAAACATTTATTCCACAACCCATTTAATATGAAAAAAGTAAAAAAATCACCCGTACACCTGCAATATTGGTGCAAAACATCACTGATCGATGCAGAAGTTTGCAAGCGCAAAAATATCGAGTTCAATATGGAACTTGCTAAAGACTTAGAAAAAGAAGCCCGGCATTATTTTATTGTCGATAAAAGCGGTAATTTTAAGGTCGTGCCAGGTCGTGAATTTGAGAAATATTTTGACGATAAGGAAGCTTCGGAAATGAAACAGACGAAAGCAGCGGTAACTGCTATTGATAACTTTATAAAACAGGTACACAACATTTAAAGATTCGTACGGTTCGATTCCGTTAGGTTGCGACGCTTGGTAGAGGATACTTGGTTAAATTCCAAGGCTTAGAAATAAGTTTCCTGCTTGGTGCGGGGGCATGACAGCGTGGAAAGACACGCATTTTTTTAAAATCAGCAAACAAATACATGTATTATGAAAAGATATATTGCATTTACAGGAGAAAATAATTATCCCGCTGGTGGCGCATACGATATTGTGGGCTACTTCGATAATATTGACGATGCAGTCGCAGAAATCTACAAACATACAATGGACTTTAAAAGTGATTTCGGGCATGTACTTGACACTGAATTAACGATAATCGTGTGGGAAGACGGCAAATATGTATCAAATGAAGAGCTAACCAAGAGGATAGAGAAAAGGTTTAAAAACAATCAAAAGGGAATTTAATCTAAACTAAAGGTTATAATGGATGAAGAAATGAAATGCCCGAGATGCGGATGTGAATTTACGCTCAAATCTGGAGATGATAATTACTTAGATGGGGATTGCCCACAGTGCGACCTACATTATTATTGGGAAGAAGAGTATGATGCTGAAAGTGGAGAAGAATATTGTTATAGGATATGGGGAGAATTAGGAGAACCTTATAAAAGTTAATCGTAAATATAAAAAAAATGGACATTACCACCAACATAAAGCCTAACCTACTTATCGATGCTTTGATTTTCGGCATGCGAAAACAAGGCGCCGCAATGAGTTCTGATGAAGGCAACGACATCATTCAAAGATTGAATAAATGCTATGAGTCTGGATTTTTAAGCTATACTGAATGCCTGGCATTAGGCGTTTTGGGTCTGCCCTTCTTAAAAAAGCTAATTGAAAAAAATGGCATAAATTTGGAGACTGTCAATAAGCCCAGTTTAAAGTTCGACATGGCACAAGTTCACGAAGAGCTTGTGAAGTTGATTCAAAGAGACGGATTGTTTTATTCGGATTATTTGTTATAAAAAAACAATCAACATGGAAACAATATTTGATCACAACCCAACAGATGCAGAATTAAAAGAACTCTTTTCTTTTAATAAGTCCGAAAATACAATGTGTTATGGTTTTTCTGTAATACCACTTCCAATTGATCGGTATGACAGTGTTGCAAGTAGTAACGAAAAGAAACTCGACCTTGCGCTCTTGTTTGAATTGCGTGGTAACCAAGCCAAAGCAGATGAAATTTGGGCGGTCATTCCCGAAATTGAAAGGGAATACAAGTGCGGAATGGATAATAATACTTATCCTATTTAGTCTTTTTGTGTTTCCTGAAAAACTTAACTAATTCAACTTCGACACTTTTGTAATCAGACATTAAAATAGGCTGCAATTCTTTTAGTGCTGTTTGTTCGCTAATTCCTGCATCTTTTAATCGTTTCCTGAAATCTTTAATCCAGGACGAATACCCGTAACCATCATCGAGTATTTTTGATTTATGCGTAGCTTTACCGCCCAATGATTCCAAAAAGTCACTATATGTATGGCGTGCCGTAAACTGATTTACCGTTTCCATTGCTTTTACCTGTGCAGTTGAAATCCGTCCCGGTGGCGATTTGGTTCGTGCGTGCAAAATTTCATGCCACAACGATTCAATAGAGTATTCTTGATTAAAGGTTAGCTTGCCGCCTTTTTTTATCGCAGCAAATGCGCCTTTCAATTCATCTGCAGGGTTAAAGTTAACTGAGCTAAAAGTGTTGGTAGAAACCGTGAATGTAGAGCCTTTTACCCATTTCCCAGTTTTGGGGTCATAAGGCATTGAGTGTTGCATCATGTAGCTTCCGGACTTTAAAAATTTGAAGTCATCAACTCCATTCCTGAACCATTCAGTATTTTGGCTTGCAACCTCTTTAAATATAGATTTTACCTCTGCATTTGTGGGGATATCTCCCTTTATGAAGTTGCTTAAGTTGATTGTTCTGACTTTAGCAATAGTTTTTGCGGCGCTGTTCAACAACTTCGCGTTATCCCTAATAAAATAGGGTAGTGACTTAGCTCTCGCAATCCTATCTTTATTTTCAGAAAGCCACCGCTTCATTTTTTCGGGAATATCGGTAATAATATCACTAGGTGCATACTCTTCGCCCCGTAATGTGGCTAATTCAAATTGGTTGTATTCATCCGGAGTTAGAAGTATAGGAATAGCAAAACATCGGCACTGGGGATGCCAGCCAACAAACTTAAATGTCTTAGGATATTTACCCGCAAGCGTTTTACACACATCGCAATGATTCGGGTTGTTACTTAATTTTATTTCATATCCCTTGACGAAATCCATCTGTGACCACCGTTGAAAATCGGCTTCACGGTACGCCATGTTATTTTCTGTACGTGTGAGCCTCATAGCGTTCTTATAAGAACTACGATAAATACCTTGCCCCGGATTGTACTCTTGTGCAGCTTTACTTAGTTGCAATTTGCCATCTTTATCACGAACACGGCGGAATAATTTATCCGGTTCTAATAAAGCGTTACGAACATCCCGACTTAGAGCTGCTGCGGATTTGCCTTCACTTAATCCAATGTCAAGTGCCGTTTCTAATTCCGATTTAGCTGCCTTTGTATGCTTCCAAATACGGTCAGATAAGCCCATGCCGTCAGCTTTACGTTGTTGAAAGGACTTTAATGCTGCTTCATTACGTGCCCCATAATCGTAACGCTTCGCCAACACATCTTTGTGAATACCCGTTTGGCTGGCCATGTAGCCTAAAAGTGCGTCATTCTTTGCATTGGCAATTGCCCAGGCTTCCTGCGTACCGTTTTGGATGACCAGTTCCATTTGCCCAGCCATGCTTTGCAAAAGCTTATTAACCCTGTCCTGCGTTTGCGGATAATCTTTAAAAGTAAAAGGCTTATTGGGGTTATACTTTACCAATGCCGCTATCCTTGCAGCTTCTTTGACGGCTGCATTATAAATACGGGTAATTTTAGCGGCTGTCTTTTCGTTCTGTTTGAACGCTTTCAAGTCCCAATTTATACCGTTTATTTTGTAGGCGGTTGGCATGTTAAATAACCTTTTTTAGGACATCCTTTTCGGGAGTGATTTCAATATCAAAGTAAGTGTCCGTTATCCTGCCACATGACAATTGATAAGATATAAGTTCGCCTTGAACCAAAACACCAGTTACGATATGCGGCTTTTGGTCTTCATCGGTAGATAGATAGACAATGTCACCGAAATTGTATTTATTGTCAATAATCATCATTGTACGGGGTTAAACACATCACCAATTGTCGCCCTCGCTTCTTCTTCCTCAATCAAACGCAATTCTTCGTCCACGTCATTTACCCAACCAAGTATTTTAATGGCCGTGCGTTGTGATATGATAGGTTTGCCCCCGTTTGCGGATACAAGATTTGCAATAGTAGTAGTTTCATCGTTGATGGTAAAAGGGATAATTTCGGGCTCTATTTCCAAATTGTCAGAAGCCGCCTTTAATCCTGAGCCGCCAATCGTACCAATGATCCGCTTTTGAATATTTACACGGCGCTGTAAAAAGTCGTCTAATATCTCCCGCTTTTCTTCCACTTTCAGGCGTGCATCTGTGAATAGCATCTGTAACGCTTCACCGCTAATTTGAGACAGCCCTTTTACACTATCAAATGAAATATCAGGTGTCTGCGTTTGACTATGAATGAACCGAATTAATGTTTCTATTTCCAACTTTACCGCTTCGGGCGCTCTGTCCCATGCTAATATTTTGGCTTCACTACCTTCCTCACCTTCAATCACTTTTCCGCTTTCCCCCTTCTTTGGCATTGAAACGATACCTCCTGTAATGAAGGTAATCGGACTGGAAAAATAATCATTGGTTTCCGCAAACTTCGAAAGGAGGTACTCCAACCTTTCAATACAGATTTGTACGTCTATCCATTCTACCGCTTCCTGGTCAACGAAAACAATTGGTATTTTCCCGTAGGGCAAAGCTTTAGTTTTACTTTCTACCCAACTTGACCCGTCTTGTACCCATTGGACATACATGTTTTCAGTGTATGTCTCAAAATATTTAATTGTTTTGTCGTCTGAATCTTTACGGCCAAATGCACGGGAAAATGCTACCAAATCCCCTGTATCGTCAAAATATGGGTAGAGTTCATCGCCGTTGAATGGTGTGAACGCAGCTACCCTTATTTTTAGTTTGGTATCAAAACCGTAGGTATTATGGCTTTCACTTTTTTCAACTGTATGCCACAGTTCCGCAACCTCTGTGCTACGTAATAGTTCCCTTAACGCCCGACGGTTAAAGGACTTTAATTTACAATCGTGATCAAGCCGATGCATCGCTTTTAAAACCACTTCTTCCTGTGAGTTTTCTTTCGGCTCTGCATTCAGCTTAACAGGGTTGCCAAAAGTGAAACTTACCGCTGTGTTCACTATGCGTTTTTGCAATGGCAATGCAATCCTATTTACCTTTTGCAAAGAGCTATTGCCATCTTCGTCAGTTACCAATTTGTCAGGCAGGTAAATTTTATCTACCATCGTTTTATGCAAATAAGGATCCCATTGGCCTTTAATCTTGTCAAGATCCGGCAAATCCTTAAGCCTGCCCGATTTAAGTTTCTTTATTTTGGCGGGAATGTCTTCCATTGCCAATATTTCTTCTATTTCTCCCATGTTTAAAAATTAAATAATCCTGATAATTTTTGCGGTTTCGTGTTTGGCATCGGGTAAAAGGTATTTGCTAAAGCGTCGAATTCGTCCGTGCTCCTGCCTAATCTTTTTTTAATATCTTCTTTAGGTTCGATTATAATGCTGCCATTGCTCTTCCTACTCCATTTTATTTCCGAGGCTTCCTCTTTTAAAGTTTCGCCGGGTGGCAGCATTGCACCTGTATTGTTTTTAGGATCCAGCCAGTCCCTGACAGCCCAAAATAAATAAGCTCTCATGTTTGCGAATTTATTTTGACCCGTAATATCTGTAAGTTCTTTTCCCCGCTTGTCTTTAGCCTTTTCACTGTATTTGCAACTTATTGCAGTTTTGTCGTACTCCAGTTCAATAAGTCGAGAATAAACACCCGCACCTTCGCCAATCGTGTCAATACTCGCAACGCTTCCCGGATGCGTGTCCAAAATGTTTTTTACGGTTCCGGAAACTTTCATGTGGTCAGCTTTGCCGCCTGAATGTACTTTATTCATTTTTTCAACATAGTTCCCAAAACGGGAACAATAAACGGTACTATCCCTGCCCATGCCGGCTACATCAACGCCTAAAATCAACTTGTCTTTAATAGGTTCGGCGTTTACTTTCCACCGTTCCTGCGCTGCTTCAATCCATTGTTGCGGTATCAAGACATCTTCATCAACTTTAGGAAACTTTCCCAATACTTTTATCCTAAACAAGTCTTCCGGGCGGTACCAATTACCTTCAAACTCAAAA